CAGTTATACTTATCTCCTGGATTATATCTAAACCTTGCTAAAGCATATATCTGTCTTAGAAAGTACATTCTATTAATCTGGTCTGCATCTAATTTTTCTCTTAAATAAGCCAATACTTGTGGCTTTAATGATTTATCTGTCCCATATCTATTCGCTGACTTCATCTGTTTAATCTGTCCTGCAAACGCTAATGTAGGTCTCTCCATTAGATACCTCGTAGCATTCTTCTTCTCATAGTAATTAAAGAACAAAGGATTCACCCATTCGTGATTGTTTTCACTATTATAATACACACTTGCCATTAGTGTATGCTCAAAGAATAAATCCATCCCTCCTGTGGATATAGATGGTCTTTCATATATCATACATACCCACGTATTAAAGAATGGGCTATCGCTATTGTTTCTCCATTTTTTGTAAGTAACAAAAGCTCCTTGCGAATCGCTATGTACACTCTCATCCTGATTGTAGGTATCCGTACCGCTTACATAAAGGTTCTTATACACATCTCCGCTAACCCCTCCTCCTACTATCTCTGGCTCTTCCAATATCTCACACCACCATGTTTCTGCTTGTAGCTCTTCTTCGGTGGCATCTACAAAAACAACACCCTTTGACATATCCCCTGGTTTAACCCATTCTAAGTGTCCCTTACGTGTTATCTGTTCTGTCTTATGTGTAAGTATATAATTATAGCGTTCATTCAGCAAACGCACTCTTTCAGCCCCAAAATAGCCCGCTGTATTAGATTGGAAAACATCATCTAAATAAATAGCATGTGTACTTGTATGAAGATACTTCCCGCTTGCTGATAACTTCTCCCTCTCCGCTAAGATAGTCTCTTTAGATTTTTCTACTAATGGATTTCCGTCTTTATCTATATCTGTGAACAATGTCTTGGGGATAAAATGACATACATCTACATCTCCATTATATCCCTCTTTCGCCCATTTGTTTTTAAAGGAAAGAATATTATGTTCATGTGGTGCATAAGCTCTTTTCATTAAATCTTTAACACCTCCTACCATATCACCCCCCGTGCCTAAATAGATGGAATACCCTGTCTTCACTCCCATTGCATAGATAGATGGCTTTACATGCCCCTCTACTTTTAAGCTCCATCCTTCTTTCCCTTTCCCGACTTCTTCATATACAATTAGCGTAGGAGAATAACGTGAAAGTGCTTCGGGGTCGTCATTAGCGTTCTCCGTGAAGATTTCAGAACCATTGAGAGACCTTATGTGCCGTTTATTGTCAAAGCCTCTCTTACGTCTTAAAAAGAACTGTGTATTGGCTAATTCATCTATTATCTTTAAGCAATCATCAAAGGTACTATCAGCATCTGTTTGCTCTCCTGCTACAATTATATTTTGAGACATAGGCATGAATAGGTAGTTATAACTTAATTCCATTCCTGCTATCTTCTTGCTATGCCCCACTTGTCGTGATTTTACGTCTTGTAAGTCTTTCTTTTGTTCTCGCATCATTTCAGACCTACGAGCAAAAAAGAAGTCCATTGCTAAAAAACGTGGATTTATAAGGGTCTTATGGTCTAATCCCTCATTCTTACCTCTAATCTTAGCAAAATTCAAATAGAAGTAATACCTACCGGAGATAGTAACGTTTCTATCTTTAATCAACAAATCATATTGTGGGATGTAGCAATCATCTTTTGTCCAGAAACAATCTTCACCATCAACTATAAAGTCTCCTCCTTCGGTGATAGCATTCTCTACGGTATATCCATACAGACACCTGTAAAGTTGTTTCTTCCACCATTTATCGTCAATGATTATCTTATTATCAAGATGAAACTGTATTAGATGCTTTTGATTTAGACCAAGCACATCAGAATTAGGGTAGTGAAATAAGTCCTCTTTGCGAGGTAAATCCACCCCCTGTGCTACAGGTGAAAAACGTTCAGTATCTATAAACTTCATAATTACAGTATATCATCTTTTAAATAGGCACTTTGCTCTTGAGGATTCATAGCATGAAATTTTTCCAATAGAGACATGCCTTCATATTTAACCTTTAACTCTTCCTTTTCAATCTTTGCTCTTCGTAATGCTTCTTCATATTGTGAGCTTAACTTAAAAGCCCTATCTACTTCTGCTATCAATATTTGACTATCGTTAATCTCCACCTCTGTTTTAACTGTTCCCTTTAGCTCTTCCTTTCGCATCTTTACAAATTCTCCCTTATCGTTCTTTTTGTAAATAGCAAAATCATAATTCAGTTCGTATGGTATTTCTATTTTCTCCATCCTCACCGTAGAAAGCCCTGCTATCTTTTCTTTCTCCACAGCTACAGCTTCTTTAATGGCTTCTGCTAATCTTTCATCAACACCTTTCTCTAATAGCTGGTAGGTTTCAATAAAATCAAATACTCTTTTATTGTTTTCTATGTTAGCAGGCATTCTTCCGTTGAAATAAGAACGTAGAACAATGTTCTTCCTTTCCTTATAGGGAAGATTGTTTAGTATGTGGTTAGAACTATACATGTGATACACCCATTTGATTACCCTTTTAAAATAGGACTTATCTCCTATCTTATCAGCGTTCCATAAGGATTTAACAGCAGGTATTGCTAATGCCTCCTTTGCTATTTCCACCTCATCTGTATCCTTGTTGTACGTAAGCATAGTTTTTATTCTTTATTTAGATATTTACTAACTGCTATTGCTCCTTCTTTTGCAACATCCCAAGGGACTAACGACCTACTATGAAACTTAATCTCGTGGTATTTCTGTTCAGCATCGAACCATTGACAAAGGATACCGTCTAAGCGAGATACCGTTTTCTTTTCAAAACCACTTCCATCTTCCTTTGGTTTGACAGGGACATCGACCTTCTTATAGATAATCTCCTTTACCGTCATGCAAGTGTAAAGATTATCAAAATAAGCAACCGTATCTCCTTCTTTAAACTTTACTTTTCTCATGACTTATTATAATTTTCTAATTCTGTATTATCACTTCCAACCACACAGCTAATATCTACCTCTCTGATAAAGAAGAATATCTTGCCATCCCAAACAAAGCTATCATCAGGAAGGCTTCTTAGCACTACCTTATCTCCTTCTTTCACTTCTGTCTCAATACCCTTCCCTACTTTTAGCACTTTACCATATCCCATATTAAACGGGAATATGTTTGCGAACTGTTCTAAGTTCAGATTAAAACTCTTGTTGTAGTTGTGAAATAACCCTTTGTTATCTGTAAAACCTGTAGAGGTGTAAGATTTACCATTAGGTATATTTAACACTAAAGCGATTATAATTGTTCCTGCTCTTGCTGTTATTCCTTTTGGTAACACTTCTCCGTAATTCTTGTTCTGGTCTAAATAAACCAATTTTCTAAAATCTTTTTCTTTCTCTTCCATTTCTTTATTATTTTATAATATTATTATTTTTACTCTTAGTTGCACACCAAGCTATGTTTATCCTCCTTCCGCTATGTGTTAGCTCTACGCTATAAAGGCTAAAAGCCCCTTCTTTCATCCCCTCTACGATAACATCGTATATTCTTCTTACTTCATCTACACCATGGCTTGTTGTTATATCCACTGCTGTCATTTTATTCTTTCCAGAATGGAAACTATTATACGCACCATCTGCGAGAAGATTTAATTCATCACTAACATATCCTGCTACTATTACGAAATCTCTCTTTAAATAAGCTCTAATGCTATTTAAAACAGAAATAAACTCCTCCCAATTCTTACGTTGATATGAGGGTATCTTATTTGGATAATTCCAACGTACAGCATGAGGATTATACTCAAAGGCATAAAGACTCAAAGTTACATACTCATTCTCCTTTTTCACTCTCCTTGTTCTTCTCATAATTTATCGTTTAATCTATTTTGATTTTCTTTTATTTTAAAATATCGTCTACATTTTTTCCAACCTTGCTTTCAATTTCGCCCTTTAGTTGAAGTCTAAAAATTTTCAAAAACGGCATGTTTGGTTTTAAAATCAGCATATTAGCCGAAACACTCCACAACTCACACGCTCCTCCTACTAACGCAACTATTTTCAAACCGATAAATCCTGTGTCATGAATAATAGCCTCCAAAACACCAACACAAAGAAAAACAGTTGAATAAACACCCATCTTAATTACCGTATTAATCATTAAAGTTGAAAGAATAAATTTTTTATTTTTCAAAGCAACTAAAATTCCAAAAATTAAATCGACTACAATCAAAAATAAAAGCACAGCAAAAGGCTTCCATTCTGTTGTAATAAATCCAAAAATGCCTGCAAATCCAATACAAATATAACCGTATAAAGT